ATAATAGTCATCGTTCGCTCCTTCATCTTCAGCAGTGATCAGATCAAAACATTCTTCATCATTCTCTGCAACAACAACCCACATTCCACCATATTCAGAACGAGGGAATGGAATGAAGTGGTCAACAGTGTAGAAATACTTGGTCATCGTCTCCTAGGGGGTTTACAGTGTGATTATAGCATACTATTGAGGATCTAGGTATCGACCCTCTTGACTCTTGTACTCATCGATGTTATTGTCTCTTCGATTTTTCACATATTCCAATTCATGCCACTGGAAGGATGGACAGCATACAAGAACATGAATCTTTTTGTGCTTCTGTTCTTTTGTATATTCACAGTGTGGTTTATCCTTCACAGCAACTTCGATGCTGAGAGTTTCATCACACTTAAAATACACCCACCCTTCATCAACACTGCCGGTTGATCTTACCCAACGAACATAATCATCAACTTGAGGTGTATAAGGCATGTTCAAGAGGATTGAGATTGAGTTGCATTGCAGTATAGGGAGTAGTAGACCTAATGTCTACTTGTTTACCAACTTTTGTGGAGTTAATTGGTGCATAGTATTCTTGTTTTTTTGTGTTGTAGAATCCCCAGATACAACGAACGTCAGCGCCGTCATTATAAACAAACCCAGGGTTGCAAACACTCCAAATTGCAAGTATAGAAGCGTTCTTGCGAATCGCCTCGTATCTGTATCCTTCAGGAGGTTGGTGGAAAAACGATGTAGGTAGTTCATGCATCATAAAGTAAACGAAGGTGATTGGGATTGTATCCTTCTTGAACTAATTCTTCAAGTCGGACTTTACATTGCTCTTCAGTGAGTCCAGTACATCCAGGTTCATCAATGTCTAACCAACCGACAGTTTCATTGTGTTGGATTCTATAAATTTTGTCCATGTTATGCTACCAAGTAATTTTTTTCGTACTCTAAGAGTTGATCCGGGAAGTGAAGATCACTTTCCGATGCTTTATCTAGCATCACTTTCTTCCATGATGTCACCCTTGCAGGACGAGACAACAAGTTGATACCGAGATGCCGATACTTTTGATCAGTTGGAACATAGACCTTGTAATCTTCACCATCGTTGTTGGTAAGATGACTCAACTGAATGTTTTCTTCAGCTGTCACAATGATCGTCCCACATGATTTGTAGAATGTCTCACGAAATACACTGTAATCAGTGAGATATACATCTGGATTGTCCAGGATCATACGACCAACAAATTGTGGTGACAGATAATGATCAAAAACTGTCTTTGCACCACGTCGCTTACAATCGTATGCACTCTGACTAATCAGATTAGTATGATTGGGGTTACCACAGTCAAACACACCCATATAATAAGTGCGAGTGAGTGGACGGAAGAACTCTGGTCTGCCCCAGTTGTGAACATTTGCTTTGAGGGAGTTGTATGTTGTTTCACAATACTCCTCCCAACGGTTAGTGTTACGTTTCATTGATTTGAATTAGAAAAAACAGCAGTCACACCCATAATGCGAGCGTTTGGATGTTGAGCAAGTGCCACTTGTTTTGCTTCATTATAGTCCTTAGCAAAGCATTTGACACTAAAAACTTTTCCTGAAACATAGCACTTTACATCGCATTGCATGAGTTTACCTCCGAATTACACTGATGGCGGGTTCACCTTGTTCAAACACAGTGTCAACAACTGCCTGAACACTTCTAGCAGTGCCCAAACCGACACGATCATAGACTGGAATACAAACAAGTCCAAAGACTTTCTCAGACCCTCCTGTGCGTATTACACGCCCAATAGATTGACTGATACCAACATAGTCCATGTTACGCATAAACATAACTGCCTCTAATCCATTGACATTGATGCCTTCAGATAGAATACTGTGGTGCAAAACGATAAATCGTTTGCCAGGTGTCTTCCCCCAAGAATTTAGGGTAGTAAAGAACTCCTCTCTTGTTACCTTGACACCATCAATCACAGCACCAGTCTTGGATGTAATCATCATCCAAGAATAATCACGAGATACAACCTCCTTACAGAAGTCAGAGTTCTTGATAAGATTGACGATTTGTTTGGTGGATCGAGCACAGACAAGGATCTTGTCTACAGAATGATCATCAATCGTCGTGATGAGATTTTGACAATCAGACTGCTTTTGATCACCAGTAGGCAACTCTTTGACAACAACCTTGGGAGGAAGAATGTATCCTTGCTCTACGAGCTTGGGGGCAGGAACATTACAAATGACCTGTCCATAGACCTCCGTATCATTCATGCCTGGTTTGAACATGCTGTAAGAATGTTTGGGAGTTGCTGTAAAGAAGTAGCAACGCTCTGCATCATTACTGAAATGTTCAGTAGCAGGGAAGAAATTACGCTTCACACTATTGTGTGCTTCATCGAAGTAAATGGTGTTGACTTCGATGTCTGCCTGCTGAATCTTATGCAGGGAGTTGTATGTGGTGAAGATCAAGCAATTCTCACCAGCAGTGCGAGCAACACTGGCGAACAGATGAATCTTCTCTGGATTGGTGGTGTGATAATACTCAACATCACCACTATGAACGTGCATAATGTGAGTGTGAGTATCGGGAATCACCTCAAGAAACTCATTGCAGAGTTGTTCTGCAAGGAGAATACGAGGGGCAACAACAACAAAGGTCTGACCACGCTTGACCAGATTCATGTTAGTCATGACATCTTCGATCATGCACATGGTCTTGCCGCCACCAGTAGGAATGATGACCTGACCTTTGCTGTTGTCCCACATTGCATTGACTGCTTTGTGCTGGTGGGGGCGGAGTTGGATCACTGATTTGAATGAACTGGAGTCATTATAGCATAAAAAAACACCCTGTTGGGTGCTTGTGCCAGTTGATCAACTGAATGTTACGACACCCTCATTGGGTCCTGGTTGAGAGTTCCAGAAGTCTGCCCAGTCGTTACTCTTAGCAAATGAGATGTTTGATGTCTTGCTTCTTGCTTTAAGGTGTGCAAGAACATCAGATGCTTTGTTCATTGCCTGCATATGATAATCTACTTCTTCCTGAAGTGCTAATTGAATTGCATCGGCAATCTCATCAGCGGATGCTTCAGTCTGAAGTGCATCATTCACCCATTCCTTCAATCGTTCGA